CCTTTGGAATAGGGCATTTAGTAAAAGAATCTGACCCAGAATTTGGTCAAGAAGTTGATACACCAGTATCAGAAGAAAGAGTGGATGAAGTATGGAATCATGACTTTGCAGAACATGTAGAGGAATGTGGTAAACTTTATCCAGATTTAGAAAGTTATCCAGACGAGGTACAAAGAGTTTTAGTTAACATGACCTTTAATATGGGTATGACAAGACTATCTAAGTTTCAAAACTTTAAGAAAGCAATTGAATCCAATGATTGGAAACAAGCTGCAGTTGAAGGAAGAGATTCTAGATGGTATAACCAAGTTACTAATCGTGCAGAACGATTAATGACAATGTTAGAGGAAGTATGAATATAAAATATTTAAAACTAGTTACAGGTGAAGAACTTATAACAGAATATATAGATGAGGGTTCATCAATAGTTACTATGAAAAACCCTCTTGGTATTCTAATGAGTCAAACTGAAAAAGGATTTAACATTCAGTTAGTTCCTTATGCGGGAATGGCACACGATGAAACCATCGAAGTCAACCATAAGAATATAGTATTTACAGCAGAACCAGAACAAAAACTTCGTAATCAATACGAATCAATAACAGGACAGGTAATTACTCCACCAGAACCAAAAATTGAATTAGCATGAAGAAACAAATAGTTCAAGCTTTAATATTAAAGTATGAGGGAGTCATTGCAGAAGCAAAGATGAATATTGATATCTATCTTGAAAAACCAGCAGGTATTGGAGAACATCCAGAGATACTTGAGTCTATCGATTTGCAAGTAAATAAAATTGCAGAGGCAGAAGATAAGATATCAACTCTACAAAAACATTTCGTTGACCAAAAAGTAATCTAGTGATATAATAGTTATATTATGCACTTTTACACAAATGTCTATCAACATAGAAATCTTATCCTTGTTCGTGAGTTCAAGGATGGAGAGTACATCCAAAAACAAGTACAATACAAACCCACTTTCTATGTTCCAACAAACAAAGACTCATCCTTTCGTTCTGTAAAAGGACAAAACCTAGAACCTAAGAAGTTCAATTCAATTGCACAAGCACGACAGTTTCGTGAAAAATGGAAAGATGTTGAAGGGTTCGATGTCCATGGAATAGAACGACATCCTTACGCATACATTGCAGAATACTTCCCTCAAGATATTGAGTGGATGATGAGACATGTTCGTATTATGAATCTTGATATAGAATGTGAATGTGAAAATGGATTTCCAGAACCAACAGAAGCTGCAGAAGAAATCAATGCAATTACTTTTAAATTGTTTGGACATGATACCAAGTATGTTTTTGGTACTCAAGCATGGGAACACAATGACCCAACAATCAAATACTTTCATTGTCAAAATGAGAAACAACTTCTCAAGACTTTCCTAGAAGAGTACAAAAAGATATATCCAGATATTATCACTGGTTGGAATGTTGACCAGTTTGATATTACCTATCTTTACAACAGGATTAGTAAACTGTTTAGTACAACTATTGCAGACCAACTATCTCCATGGAATATAACTACAGTTCGTGAGTGGGATACATTCAATAAGAAACAACAAGCATATACACTAACAGGTGTTGAGGTTGTAGATTACTTGCAACTTTATCAGAAGTTTACATTTAAAAGAAGAGACAGTTATAAACTAGAAAACATATCACAGATAGAACTTGGTAAGGGTAAAATCAATTACGAAGAGTTTGGTGCAATGCATCTATTCTACAAGAAAGATTATCAGAAGTTTCTAGAGTATAATGTTCGTGATGTAACTTTGGTTGAAGAACTAGATGACAAACTAGGATTGATGGGTCTTATGATTCAGATGGCTTATACTGCAAAGTGTAACTATCTTGATGCATTCAGACAGGTTAGGTATTGGGATATTTTAATCTTCAATCGTTTAAGACAACAAAACATTATTGTTCCACCAGCAAGACATGGGGCTCCTAAGAAACAGAAATTCATGGGTGCATATGTTAAAGAACCACAAGTTGGAATGCATGAATGGGTTGTGTCATTTGATTTAAACTCACTGTATCCACATTTGATTATGCAATACAACATTAGTCCAGAGACATTTACTGGAATGACAGGTGATACAACTAATGTTGATATGATGTTAAGAAAGGAAGTCAGAACAAATAAACTATTTGCACAAACACCAAATGGTGCAAAGTTCAGTAAAAGAAAACAAGGTTTCCTTCCAGAGATTCTAGAGAACTTGTATGATGAAAGAGTCTTGTGGAAGAATAAGATGATTGAACACCAAAAGGAATTTGAGTCTACAGATGACCCTAGAAGAAAACAAGAATTGAACAGGAAGATTGCAATTGCATATAACAACCAAATGGTTCGTAAGATTTCTTTGAACAGTGCTTATGGTGCAATCGGTAATGAGTGGTTTAGATATTTTGAGATTGGTCTTGCAGAGGCTGTTACAAGTAGTGGCCAACTTGCAATTAAATGGGTTGAAAATGCAGTTAACATGTACTTAAATAACATCTTGGGTACAGAGGATGATTATGTTGTTGCAATCGATACTGACTCAATCTATGTACGATTCGATGAATTAGTTAAGAGTGTTCAACCAAAGAATCCTATTGACTTTCTTGACCAAGTTGCAAATGGTAAGATGCAAGATGTGATTAATACATGTTATGAGGAACTTGCAGATTATTCCAGTGCATATCAAAACAAAATGGTTATGGGTCGTGAGGTAATTGCAGATAAAGGTATTTGGACTGCAAAGAAAAGATACATTCTCAATGTACATGATAACGAGGGTGTTAGACTTTCAAAACCTAAACTTAAGATGATGGGTATTGAGACTGCAAAGTCATCTACACCACAATGGGTTCGTGAAAAGTTAGAAGATGCATTGAAGGTTGTCATGAAGGGTGATGAAAAACTTGTACATGAGTTTGTTGATAATGCAAGTAAAGAGTTTAAAGAATTAGACCCATATGAAATTGCATTCCCTAGAAGAGTCAATAATGTTTTTGAGTATGAAAATGCAGTATCAATTTACAAGAAAGGAACACCAATGCATGTTCGTGCATCTATTTTGTTTAATCATTTAATAAAACAAAAGGGATTGGATATGCAATTTGAACCAATATCAAGTGGTGAGAATATTAGATTCTTATATTTAAAAATACCAAATCCAATCAAAGAGAATGTCATTGGTTTTATAAATACTTTACCTAGGGAGTTTGAACTCCATAACTACATAGATTATGATTTACAATTTGATAAGTCATTCATTGAACCTCTCAAATTAATACTTGAAAAAATAGGATGGTCGACTGAACCTCAGTCATCCCTAGAGGATTTTTTTAATTAATTATTAGGGGATGTTTTGTCTCCTTAAGGAGAGAAAATGAACCCACATATTTACAGAGCTGATATTACACGAGTGGTTGATGGCGATACATGTGATGTGACTCTACACTTAGGATTTGATATCTTATATAAAGGTAGAGTGCGTTTAACAGGAATTGATACACCAGAATCTAGAACTAGAGATTTAGAAGAAAAGAAATTTGGTCTTGCATCTAAACAATACTTCAAAGATTGGGCTGCAAAGTATGATTCAGTATTAGTAGAATCTACTGAGAAAGGAAAGTTTGGTAGAATACTTGGCAGAATTTATAACCCAGATATGTCTGAATGTTATAATGACAAGAGTATAGAAGACCACCATGCAGTAGTATACAATGGTGAAAACAAAGACCTAGTTGAACAACAACATCTTGAGAATAGAAAATGGTTGACAGATAAGGGATTGGTAGTATAATAGTATAACAAGTCGAGGAATATATTATGGATTTATTGAAAGACCTTGCAAAAGCAAGTGGTAATGAATTAGCAGGAGTTGTATCTGATGGAATCGTGGCAGGTGATGTCGATGGTTACATAGATACAGGTTCTTATATCTTAAATGCACTAGTGAGTGGTGATATCTATCGTGGATTACCATCTAATAAGATAACTGCATTAGCAGGTGAAAGTGGAACAGGGAAGACATTCTTTGCATTAGGAATGGTTCAAAAGTTTTTAGATGACAACCCAGAGGGTAATGTCGTTTACTTTGAATCTGAATCTGCATTGACCCAAGAAATGTTGGAAGAAAGAG